CAGCTGGTTCAGCCGGGCCCGCACCGTCTCCCACGCAGCCACCTCGGTGGTGGACCACGGGGTGCGCCCGCTGGTGCTGCTGTCGTAGTAGGCCAGATCGTCGATGATCAGGCGGGCCGCGGCCAGCAGGCTGGGCGGGGGTGGGTTGGTGCGCGGGGGCGGTGGATCGGTGGGGGTGCCGGGGTCGGTGGGCATGGCGTCACCTGGGGGGCAGTGGGCCGTGCGGCAGCGTCAGCACGTCGTCCCGTTGGGGCGTGCCTGGCGCGGGGTCCACCGGGGGCGGTGGGGGCTTGTTGGGCTTGGGCCTGGGAACCTGGCGCCGCTTGAGCGGCTTGTCGGCCAGCGTGGTGGCGGACAGCAGCAGGGCCACCAGCAGGGCGCGGCGGGTCATGGCCGTCAGCGTACCACTGGACGCCCAGGCTGGAACCCGGGGCTGGCGGCATAGTCCACGGCCACAGGGGTGCCCGCGTAGGCGGGGGGGTGGGCAGCGATCACCGAACGGGGGCCGTCGCCCTGGCCGCCGTCACCAGCTGGGCACGGGCCCGCCAGGTGTTGCGGGGCCACCGCCGACACCCCCAGCAGCACGCCCAGGGCAACGCCTGCCAGGGCGATCATCAAGGCGAAGGTAGCGTTACGCATCGTCGTCCGGTTCCTCGTCGAGCTGCTGCGCCAGGCGGGCCGTGCGCGCTGACTCGGGGATGCCCGCCGCCGCCAGCCGCACCTGCAGGTCGCGGATAAACCCATGGTGTGCCGTCACCCGCCCGCGCACCGACCGCATGGCCTTCTCGTGCGCCTGGGCCTGCAGCTGCACCGTGTGCTTCAGCGCGTCGATCTCGGCCTGCACCGCCTGCGGGCTGTGGCGCTCGAGCAGGGCGCCCAGCTTGGCCACCTCGGCACGTAGTTGCTGGATTTCCATCTGCACTTGCATGCTCTCGACAGCGCGCGCCCTGTCGGATTTGATCGCCCACCCGATGGCTGTCAACAGTAGCCCCAGCAGGGCCGTTGCCAGCACACCCGCCAGCCACGCAGGAATGACCATGGCCGCGCCCCCTACGGCTTCACGTCGTTGGTGACGGGCCACCAGTGCGTCAGCGCCAGCGTCACCACTGGCACCAGCACCGACGTGCCCAGGCCCGTGCCGAACGACATCCAGAAGGCGCGGCTGTCGAGGGGGGCGGGGTTGCCGGGGTTGGCGATGCACTTGCCCACGGCATCGGGGATGCCCGCGATCGTGCAGGCCGCCACCTTGGCCGCGGCCTCGGCGGCGCTGGGCGCATGGGGTGCCGCAGGCGTCGCGGTGTCGGTGGGGGCGCTGGGCTGCGCCCTGGTGTCAGCCGGCGCCTCGGGAACGGCCACCAGGGCCACCTGCAGCTTGCCGCTGTAGTCGGGGCGCAGGACGCGGCCCTGGGGGTTGCTGTACAGCAGGGTGGGGGCCTCGTCGGCGCGCACCAGGGCGGGCGCCAGCAGCAGCGCCAGCACCAGCCCCGCGGTGCCCGACTTGTCGGGCAGCTTGGCCTTGGTGACAAACCCCAGCACGCGCAGCACCGCGTTCACCAGGGCCTGCTCGGTGGTGTGCGCGGCGAGGTACTTGTCGGGGATGAGCCGGATCAGCGCGTCGAGGGCACGTAGCAGTAGCAAGATGGCAGCGGCGGCGCCCAGGTACTTGGGGGGGATCAGCTGCAGCAGGTCGTCCATGGCGGGCCTCCTGTTGGGATGCCGCCAATGTATCGCGTGCAGGCGCCGCAGTCACCAGGGGCGCCAGGGGGCGGGCTGCTAGAAGCCGGGGCTGACGGGGAGCACCGCGGGGATCTCGCCGCAGTCGTATGCGGCCTGCAGGAACTCCTGGCACAGCGCGCCGAAGTCAGCCAGCCGCCCCTGCACGTTGCCAGGGGGCGACAGGCCCACCGGATCGTTCTTCTCGTTGGTGAAGGTCTTGCCGTCGGCGTCGACGTTGAGCCGCTTGGCCGCCAGCCGCTTGCCGGTCTTGGAACCGATGATGTGGTAGTCGATCGTCAAGGCCGCCTGCCCCTTTTCGATCGAGCTGACCGACGCGGTGGCCACGATCGTGGCCTCGCCGTCCATTTGCAGTTCCACCTTGATGTTCAGCACGCCCATTGTGACTTCCTTTCGCCTGGTGTCAGTGCAGCGCCACGCTGGCGCCGCCGCCGTAGTTGGCCGAGGCAATATCCATATGCGGCGTCAGTGCGCCTGCCGAAACGTTGTTCCACATCATGATGCGCGCCTGGTGACTTGGCACCGCCACTTTGGTCCACCCCGCCTGTAGCGTCACTGCCTCATTGTCAATGCCACCCGAACAAATGGCAGAAAGCACAATGCCCGCTGCCGACGGAGTGAGCGACGGCCAGTCAATGCTCGACGTATACCCACCCCCCGACAGGGCGCCCGAACTGCTCGTGTCGTAGGTGCTGACGTTTGACACTTCGGCAATGTAGATATTGACGTTGTTGAAGACGGTGGTGACGCCAATGTCCACCGTGTCGGCACCCGCCCCGTTGGCGGGAGCCGTCCACATCTGGATATAGCCGTAAGTGCCCGACTGGTAGATTTGCCGCTGCGTCCACGTCGACCCCAGGGTGTCGGATACCGTGACCGTCTCCGACACGGTGAACGGGTTGGCCGCAGCCACCAGCCACGAGCCCGCGGTCACGTTGCTGGAGAACGCCAGCGTGGCGTGCAGGTTGCCCGCGCCTGACGCTGCCACCAGCCCCGCGTTCGACTGCAACACGGTCGGCGTGCCGCCACCACCACCACCCGACGGACGGCGGGTCCACGGGAAGCCACCCGCCGAGGCGTCGGCGCAGCCGGACAGGACAGCCAGCAGTAGCAGAAGCGCGCGCATCACATCGTCACCCCGCTGAGGAAGCACTGCACCACCACCGCAGCCGACACGGTGCCCGACGGTGCGCCGAGGGTGACTGTCACCGTCGAGCCACCGTCCAGATACAGGTTATAACTGCGCGTGCTGTCGGCCTTGGTGCCCAGCTCGCTGCCGTCCGACTTGTCGCCGTAGATGGTGCCGGCGCTGGTGGTGCCCGCGGTGATCGACTGCGAAAGCAGGACGTCGGTGCTGCCGCTGCCGCTGGTGCCCGCCGTCAGCGCGACGGTGCCGCCGCCGCTGCCGTTGCTCGAGATGCGGCACGTGATGGTGCCGCGGAATGACTTGGTGTTGCTGCTGCCCAGGCCCGACGGCAGCACGTCGAAGGCGCAGTTGGCCGCGGCGCCGCCGGTGGTGTTGCTGGTGCACGCCTTGTACAGATCGAGGAAGTGCCCCCAGGTGGGGGCAGTGGCGCCTGCGTTGACCACCAGCGTGCGGCCTGCGGTGCCCAGGGCCAGGGCGCTGACGGTGTTGCTCGCGCTGCAATAGTTGAGGTCGCCGGTGGTGCAGCTGGTGAGGCCGGTGCCGCCGTTGGCGACGGGCACCGACTGCACCGCCACCGGGGCGCCAGTGCCGCCCGACGTCCACACGTAGCCGCTGGTATAGGCGCTGCTGAAGCCGTAGCTGGTGCCGCCGCTGCTGTAGGGGATCGAGCCGGCGCTGCCCACTGCGGTGGCGTTGGTGCCGCCGTTGGCGATCGGCACAGTCTGCACGGCCACCGGGGCGCCGGTGCCGCCGCTGGTCCACACGTAGCCGCTGGTGTATGCGTTGCTGAAGCCGTAGCTGGTGCCGCCCGACGAGTACGCCAACGACCCGGCGCTGCCCACGCTGCTGGCGTTGGTGCCGCCGCGCGCCACGGGCACCAGGCTGCTGCAGGACGCCGTGCCGCTCGACAGGGTGGGCACGCCTGTGCAGGCGCTGAAGTCCTGCCCCGTGCCGCCGTAGGTGGTGCCCAGCGTGCCGTAGGTCTGCGCGGTGGTGCCGCCACCGCCCGACAGCAGGGGCTGCCCGCTGGTGCCGGCGCCGGTGGGCAGGTTGAAATTGTAGGTGCCCGCCGCGGCCTGGGGCTTGATCGTGACGGTGCCGCTGGTGTTGCCCGCCAGGCCCAGGCTGCCCAGGGTGGTGCCGGCCACGCCCAGCGTGGGGGTGGCGGTGAATGCGGGGTCGCTGCTGGCGCCCTGGCCTGCCAGCAGGGTGCCCGCCGCAGCCGCGGCCAGCTGCGTGATCGCGCTGGTGCCGGCGCCGACGAGCACTCCGTGGTTCGTCAACGTGGCCTGCCCGGTGCCGCCCAGGGCCACCGACAGCTGCGCCAAGAACGACCACGTGCCCGCCGACGCGGTGGCCACGCCCGTGCTCGCGCTGCTGTCGATGCCCGTGCCGCCCAGCGCAGCCGACAACCTGGCGGCCACCGACCACGTGCCGGCACTGATCGAGGGCACGCCCGTGCTGGCCGAGGTGTCGAGGCCCGTGCCGCCCAGCGCCGCCGTCAGCGCAGCCAGGATCGACCACGTGCCCGCCGACACCCGGGGCACGCCCGTGCTGGCGCTGGTGTCCTGCCCCGTGCCACCGCGGGCCGCGGCCAGCTGGCCGCTCGTCACCTGGCTGGCCGCAATGGCGATCGAGGTGTTGGTGCAGCTGGTGGCGCGGCCCTTGGCGTCGATGGCGCACACGGGCACCTGCGTGGCGCTGCCGTAGGTGGCCGCGCTGACCCCGCTGTTGGCCAGGGTGAGCGCCCCACTGCCCGCGATCGTGGCGTCGCCCGACATGGCCACTGACGCCCAGGCGCTGCCGTTGGAGATCTGCAGGTTGCCCGCAGTGCCTGCAGCCGGCGGGCTGCTGGTGGCGCAGGGCTGCCACTGGTTCGAGCCGCTGCTGTAGCAGAGCACGTTGGTGTCGCTGGGGGCCGACGCGCTGACGGCCACGCCCTGCAGTGACGTGGCGTCCGTGCCGCCCGCGCTGCAGCTGCCCCAGGTGGGGGCGCCCGCGCCGCCCGACTTGAGGCACTGGCCGCTGCTGCCTGCAGCGATGCAGGCGTAGGCGCTGCCGGTGTCGTAGCAGACCTTCCCCGCCGCCGAGGGCGCCGGCAGCAGCCTGGTGTCGTTGCCCTGCGTCGCGGTGCCGCTGCTGGTGCCGTAGGTGACGGACGCCGTGACCGGGCTGCTGCCGTTGTAGCTGGTGCCCCCCAGGCCGGTGCCCAGCGTCAGCGCGTTGGTGGCCGTGGCGGTGGGGCTGCAGCTGCCGCCAGGCGTGCAGGTGGTGCCGTTGATCGTGGTGCTGGCCACCGTGACCGTGGGGTTGCCCGCGCTGCCGTCCGCGTTGGCCACGGTGCAGGTGCTCGAGCCGCAGGCCACGCTGCGGGCCGCGGCCGTGCCGCTGCCGGTGCGCGCCACCAGGCCGTTGGTCCCCAGGGCCGCCTGCGCAGCCAGGAAGGCGCTGTACGGTTCCCAGGTGGGCACCGCACCGAAGGCCCGCACGTCGCACAGGTAGGTGGTCAGCGTGGCGGAATACGTGCAATCCACCACGTCCACCTCGCCCGTGCCGCGCGACGGCTTGGGCCCGATGCCCGCCGGCAGGGTGGCGCCGGTGATCGTGCTGGGCCAGGTGTGGGCCGCGTTGCCCTGCTTGAGCAGCAGGCGCAGGTGGATGGCGTCGATCGTGCGCGGGGTGTAGCTGTCGGCGGGGGCCGACAGGGTGATCGACGAGACGTTGCCCGACGACACAATGATGCCCTGCTCGCCCGACGTGACAGGCTGCCAGGTGATCGCCCCCGACGTGCCCAGGACCGCGGTGGGGCTGTCGTGAATGAGCGCACCGACGGCCCGCCAATACTTGTCCCCGTCGTACTCGCCCAGCGCCCAGGCGCCGCCCAGGACGGTGCCGTAGTGGTGCACCGCGTCGGTGCCGTCCCATTCCGGCAGCAGCTTCCAGCTCCCCGCCAGCGTCACCTGCGGCGCGCCGCTGCGGTACTGCGCCCACCAGGCGCCCGAGTAATCGCCGTTGGGGCTCATCTCGATGTACACGCTGCTGGTGGTGGCCAGCACCGACGCCCACCGCTTCACCGGCGCCGACGGGAAATTCAGCTTGGCATACCAGCCGGTGAGGTTCGTGGCCGTGGTGATCTCGTTGGCCAGCTGGAACCGGATGCCCGTTTGGTTCGTCTCGTAGTCGCCGGTCGCGGTGCCGCTGTCGGTGAACAGCAGGTAGCCCGGGCCGGTGGGCGTCGGCGTCGCCGTCAGGCCCAGGGCGACGGGGGTAGACGAAAAGGTCTTGATGCCTGCCACCGTCTCGTCGCCAGTGGTCTGCACGAAATTGCGGGTGCTGCTGCCGGTGCCGCCGTTGGCGATCGGCAGCGTGCCCGACACCTCGGTGTCCAGCGCCACCTGCCCCCAGGTGGCCACGCCTGTGCCGCTGGGCGTGCCGTGCAGCACGTCGTGCGTGCTGCTGGGCGCCGCGGTGAAGGCGTAGGCGTTGCCGCTGCCCCAGCAGGCCACGGACCCCAGGCTGCCGCCGCTGGTGGCGTTGGTGCCGCCCCTGGCCACCGGCAGCGTGCCGCTTGTCACCTGGCTGGCGCCGATCGCGATCGAGGTGTTGCTGCAGCTGGTGGCGTGCCCGGTTGCGTTGTATGCACAGACTGGCACCGCGCTGGCGCTGCCGTAGGTGGCGGCGCTGATGCCGCTGGTGGCGTGGCCGCAGGTGACGGCGCCGGTGGTGGGGCTGCAGGTGATCGGGCTGGTGCCCGTCACCGAGAACACGGACCCGCCGCCGCCACCGCCCACCGTGATATCGGCCCGGTTGTCGGTGGGGTTGTCGGCGTAGCTGGCGCCCACAAAGTTGATCGTCGGCCTGGGCGGGCTCCAGTTGGTGCCGTTGATCTGGACGTTGCGGATCGGGGGCGGGGGCGACTGCGCAGCGGCAGGCGCCGCGCACGCCAGCAGCGCAGCGAGCAGGGCGTAACGCTTCATCGGGGCCTCACTGCGCAGCGGTGATCTGGACCACTGCGCCGTCGTAGAAAGGCGACGGGTTCACGCCGTCGTTCATCGCCAGCAGGGCGTAGGCGTGCACGCCGTCGCACGTGACGAAATCGGAAATGTCGCCACCGCTGCCCCAGCCTGCGCGCACCGAGGTGGGCACGAATAGCAGGGCGATCTGCACCGGGGTGCCCGCGTCGATCTCGGCCTGCGTCACCACGTGCGACACCATGCTCGAGGCGTGGCCCGGAGTGGTGACAGGCCCCGGCACCGTGATGGGCGCGAAGCCGTCCGACACCACGTCAACGGTGGTGGTGTCGGGGGCGCACAAGTCGGTGAGCACCGAACTGCGGGCCTCATACGTCCACGTGCCGCGGCAGGGGTGGGTCACGGGGCTGCCCAGGCTGCCCGCGTGGTAGGTGCCGGTCGACTGCCACACCAGCGCGAGGTCCACGTAGTCGCCCACGGGGTCCAGCTGCCGCAAGTCGGCATTGGCGCAGTCCACAAGGTCGCCCGTGTCGGCGTCGGTGTAGGTGACAACGACGATCGCAGGTGCGGGCAGGCTGGCGCCCGCCTGCAGCTGCACGTCCACGTGGGCGATCAGGGGCACGCGCTACCGCACGATCTCGTCGCGGTAGCCGAACGACACGCGGGTGGTTTGGTTCGCAGAGCTGGGCGTCACCAGGGCGCGCACACGGCAGGGCCCGATCACCCGCAGGCTGTTGCCCGGGAAATCGACCTGGCGCGCCATGGCCGACGTCACGCCGTCCAGCCCTTCGACGGGCAGCTCCACCTGGGCCGTGGCCGCGTACTGTTTGACGTCCAGCTCCACCAGGGCCACCCCGGTGTCGCCCCCGGTGGCCGCCAGGTCGTGCACCACGCACTGGCCGTTCGTCGGCACGTAGTGGTGGCCCAGGTAGGTGCGCACCCCGCCCGAGGCCAGGATCGCGATCACGGTGCCGGTGCCGTCGGCCGCGGCGTACAGGCTGATGTCCCCTGCCGCCACCCCGCCGCTGCCCGCCGTCAGCACGTCGATGCGCTCGATCAGGGCGATGTTGGTGGCCACCGTCGGCACCGCGGTGACGCCATTCAGCGTCAGCGTCTCGGTGAACGGGCCGGTGATCACCCCCGCCGCCAGGGCGTAGTAGGTGATCTTGACGGTGCGCGCCCCGCTGCCGGCTGCTGCGTCGTTGGCGCTGGCCGACTTGATCGACCGCTGCGCCCCGCTGGTGGGCTCGTTGTAGGTCTTGTCGTACACGGGCACGCGGGTGGTGGCTGCGGTGGCGACCGATCCGAGGATGCGCATGGGCCTGATGATGCTCCCCCCCTTGGGGGGCGGTCAACCTACGGGGGCCTGGGCGTCAGGGCCGAATGGTGCCGTCGGCGTACAGCCACAGCAGCACGTCGCCATAGGTAGGGCTGAACGGATCGGTGTCCCAGCGCCATGGCCGCAGGCGCATCGGAACCGCCGAGTCGGTGGCCACTGCTTCATCCATTGGCAAACGCCTGGGCGATCACGTCGCCCTGGTGCCGCGTGCGCCACAGCGGCCAGGGGTCCAGCTTGCGCGCGGGCTCGTAGTCAACGTGCCCTGCACCGCAGTGGCCCTGCTGCCAGCCGCAGGCCAGCCGCATGGCACGCAGGGCCGCCACGGCCGCCACCAGCTGCGCCGCGGTGAAGGCGTCGCAGTAGCGCCCTTCCACCAGCTGCACCGACTGCGCACGCGGCGCCGGCAGGCGCAGCACCGGATCGGGCCCCAGCGACTCGTCGGCGTGGCCCTGCACGTCGGGCCGGTAGTAGGGCCAGGCGTAGAAGCCGGGGTTGCCGTTGGCGTCGACGATCCGGCGCAGGCCGCCGATGTTGTCCAGCTCGATGCCCGCCGCGTAGTGGTTCACGTGGTCCACCACCTTGCCCGCCACCAGCCCCGGGCCCTTGACGTGGAAGGCCACGCGGCGCAGGGGCACGCACTGGTAGATGGCGCCGTTGCGGCCGATGATCACGTGGGCCGACGCCTGGCGATCGGGCTGCTGCCACCTGCGCGCCAGGGCCTCGGCGGGGGCGGCCATGTCGGTGGTGTGCCACACGGGGGCCAGGGGCCAGCCGCTGGCCGTGTCGTAGGTGCTGCCCATGCGGGCCCTGTGGGCGGGCACCACCAGCACCTTGGGGTCCGCGGGGGCGTCAGCTACGAGCCAGCCATCGTGATCCACGTGCATGCCCGGGATGGTACACCTAAACAGGTGTCCACGATTGCAATGCGGCACCACCAGCCCCAGCCTGTGCAGCCAGGAGGCCCCATGCGTACCCTGCCCGCCCTCGCCCTGCTGCTGCTTGCCTGCGGCGCCCCGCCCCCCAGCACCCCGCCCGACCTGCAGGGCAGCGACGCCCAGGGCTGCGAGGAGTGGACCATCCCCGCCGATGGGGACTGCCCCTGGCAGACGATCCGCCAGTGCGGTGACGCCGATCCGGTGTGCGTGAAGGGGTGCGACGCCCCCGTGCCCGCCTACTGCAACCGCGCTTAGACTGCCGCCACGATGTAGTTGCCGGTCGCCCCGTTCGATCCGTCCATCCCACCGCCCCCGCCGTTGTTCCCCTGGCCGCCCGTGCCGCCTGCCACCGACACGCAGGCGCTGGGCGCCGTCGATCCCGGGTACTGCGACCTGTAGCGCAGGCACACGAACCCACCACCGCCACCACCGCCACCACCTGCCGACACTTGGCCGAGGCCGCCGTTGCCGCCCTTGGCGCGCACCACGGTGCTGGCCGCAAAGCGCACGATGTAGGCGTGCAGCCACAGGCACCCGCCGCCGCCGCCCCCGCCGCCGCCAGTGGTGCCGCCACCGCTGCCGGTGCCGCCGGTGCCGCCTGCGCCGCCCTGCACCGGGGCCACCGCGCTGACACCGAACAGCATGCCCAGCAGCAGGGACACCGCATTGTGCAGGCCGCCCTGTGTGGCGGTGGGGGCAGTGGCCGTGCTGCTGCCGGCGGGCGTGGTGGACGTGCCGGTGCCGCCTGCACCACCAGCGCCGCCCAGCGCGGCCGTCAGGGTGCGCCCCGTGCTGGCGCCGCCGCCCGTGCCGGCGGTGCCCGCGTTGTTGGTGTCGGATCCTAGGATGCCCGTGGCAGACCTGGCGCCTGCCGCGCCGCCTGACACGCCCGACCCACCTGCCCCACCGTCGCAGAAGATCACCACGTTGGCGGCGCTGCAGTCGAGGGTGCCGCTTACCGACATGCGGAAGCCGGCGGTGTTCAAGGTGCAGTTGGCGCTGAAGGTGGCGTTGGTGTAGGCCACATCCCGGGTCAGCGTGTAGTCGCTGCCCGACTTGCTGGCGCCTGCAGGCGTGGCGCTGCCGTCGAAGGTGGCGGCGCCGTCGGCCCCGTCGCCGAACAGGCCGCCGCCGTTGGTGGCGTCGAAGTAGGCCAGCCACTTGTAGATCAGCCACAGCAGCCAGTTCAGGATGCCCGACGGGGGCTGTTCGCTGTCCTGCCAGCCCACGTCCTTCTTGTCCGACGTGGGCTCCGCGATGTTGCTGTCGGGAGTGCCGCCGGCAGTCTCGGCCCAGCGGGGGAACAGTGAGGGGCGGGTGGCCATGGTGGTGGTGCTCCTTATGCCTGGTGCGCGCGGGCCAGGGCGCCGCCGCTGCCGACGATCGCCACCACCGCACCAGTGGCGTGGGGCTGCGTCAAGTCGGGCGTCACCGAGATCAGCAGCGGCGCCGTGCTGGACACGGTGGTGGTTTCCTCGGTGGCCAGCCCCTGGTCGATCACGATCTGATCACCTGCGTTGAACGCGCTGCTGTCGATCACGTCCATGGACGGGTCGCCAGGGCTGGCGCCGCTGGCCACGTAGGTGACGATCGGGAAGCCCTTGCCGGGGCTGCCCACCAGTGTGACGGCGCCGCCGACGTCGTGCGCGTAGGCGGTGCCCACCTGCAGGTACAGCTGCGTATCGCTGCGGCCCGTGTACACCAGCGTGTCGGCCACCGCGGTGCCCGCCTCGAGCAGCACCGATCCACTGGCAGGGAACGCGGTGGCGTCGTCCACGTCGATGGCGCTGTCACCGATCGACACGGCGCCCCCCAGGTAGCAGCCCACCGGGCAGGTGAACATCGCACTGTCGGAGTACGCCTTTGATTCCAGCAGCGCACGCACCCCCGCCAGCTTGGCCACGTGCAGGAACTGGCGCGCGATCTCGGCTACTGCGTCGGTGATCGGCGTCGACAGGCGCACCACCATGCTGGCGTTGCCACCGGGCACGTACAGCGGCAGCTCGGTGGCGCCCAGCATGGCCTGAAACACCCGGATCAGATCGTCGACGGTGCCGCGGCTGCGGTTGGCCGCAATGCGGGCCCGCAGGTAGTACCGGAAATGATCGTCGTCGGCGCCCGCCCGGGCCTGCCCCACCAGGCGCCCGATGCGGTCCAGCTGCGCCCCGCGGCCGATGCCGTAGGCGGGTGACGTGGCATCGTCGGTGATCGTGTCGATCGACCACAGCGACAGCATGGCCACCGCAGCGGCCTGCAGCTGGTTCGCGCTGGTGCCCAGCATGTCGGCCAGGTTGGGCGCCCACAGCGTGCCCTTGAACTGCTGGTAGATGCGGTCAGCCAGCCGCAGCCGCCAGTCTGCTGGGATCGTCAGTGCCATGGGCTACGGGGTGGCGGCCGTCGCCGTCACGGTGATGTTCGCAGGATCGACGGTGGCCAGCTGCCGGCTGGTGATCGTGACCTTGGTGCTGGTGACGGGGGCAGGGGCGGTGCCGATGTACGGCAGCGTCCCGTCCGTGCCGGCGCCGTTGGCCACGCCCAGCAGGCCCTGCGCTGCAGTGGCGCCTGCGGTGGCAGGAATCACGGGCTCGCCTGCCGCGTCCACTTCCTGCGGCCCCTCGAGCACGGCCGCAGCCAGGGCCGCGGCCCGCACGTCGAGGCCGATCGCGTAGCCTGCCAGCAGGGTGCCGATGGCCGACTTGGCCGCGGCCTGCACAGCCGCCCCGCCAGCAGGCCACGCGCTGGCGTCGTACAGCACGGTGAGCGCCACGTAGATGGCCACGGGGGTGGGCCGCGAGAACTTGACCACCTGGGGGTTGCCGCTGGCGTCGGTGATCGTCTCGGTAATGCTGCCGCCCGTGTCGATGCCGCCGCCCGTGGCGCGCCACACCGCCAGCGCCAGCTCGGCGTCGGTGGTGGGCGTGACGCTGGGGGCTTGGATCAGCACCTCGACGCCGTGCGCTGGCACGCCGTCGCCGTCCACCACGTCGGTATCGTTGACGAACACCACGCAGTTTTCGACCTCGGGGATCGCCAGGATCGCAGCCCTGATCGCGTCGGCGGGGCCACCGCCGGACCCCTGCAGCTGCGCCACGCGCTTGGCGCGCAGGGCCGGCTCGGTTTCCAGCGCCCGCCCCAGGTCGGCGGCGCGCACGTTGTAGGCGCTGGTCCAGCCCGCCACCGGGGTGGCAATGGCAGTCAGGGTGCCAGCCGACGCGGCAAGGGCCCCGGTGGCCTGCGCCTGGTAGGGCACCAGGGCCACGGCCACCGTGCTGGCGCACATTGCCCGCCAGGTGACGGTGCCATCCGTCACCACGGCCGCCACGGCGCCGGTGGGGCCGCTGCCCACGCTGTCGGACACCCCGCCCTCGATCGCCTGCCACACCTTGCCGTCGTTGATGATCAGGGCGTCGGCCGCGTAGGCTGTCGACGCCACCCACACGTCGGACACCAGCGCCAGCGTGGCGGCCTCGAGCGACGCAAAGCGGGTGCCCGTCGGGTCGACGGCCACCACCCGCCCCACCGGCAGCACGGTGCCCGCGTCGCCCATACAGGTTTCGATCAGGCTGCTGGCCTGGGCGCCTTCCTGCCGCGTGCCCGTCAGGGCGCACAGCTGCTGCAGCTGTGGCGTCACCGCCTGGTCCGGATCGCTGGCGGTGTACAGGTCGCTCAGCACCTGCCACAGCCCGCTTTCCACGTCGGTGAGCAAGGCGACTTCCTGGCCCAGCGACGTGGACACCGGGATCGAGCCGTCGGCCTCGCTGCCCACGCTGTCGCCATAGATGCGCTTGAAGGCCGCGTCGAAATCGGCCTTTGACTGCGTGGCTGGCTTGCCGACAAAGCCAGCGGTGGTGATGCCGTAGGGGCCGCTCATGGGTTCACCGTGCCCTGCACGTTGCCGAGGGTTCCGCGTGCATCGTATGCAACCGATGCTTGCCGGGTTGCCTTGTCGACGTTGTAGGCCACGGCCACCACGTCGGTCACGTCGGGCGTGGCTGCGATGGCCTTGGCGATCTCGGGCTTCACCACCAGGGGGTTGGGGTTGGCCACCAGCACGCGGCCCAGGTAGTCAACCCCCGCATCCTCGTCGAGCCAGCAGTCGCCTTTGTACAACCGCACGTTGCACTCGATCCCCTGCTTCACCGCCTGCGTGCCGTCGGCGCGGCCGTAGTCGCCATTGACCAGCAGGCGCTCGCCGTTGGCGTCAAGCAGGATGTCTCGCACGGGCATGGCTGGCGCCCAGCCTATCACGCCCGCGCAGCTGCGGCGCTCAGTGCCCCTTGGCCTGCGTGCTGCTGGCGGCCGTGGTGGCAAGGCCGCCCGACAGCCCAGCGCCCGCGGCGAAGGTGGGCGCAGGGGCAACACCGCCCAGGGTGGTGATCGCTGCTTCAACCTGCTGCGCCCAGGTGCCCAGGGCCGTTTTCGCGGTGGCCGCGTCACCGTCGAGCACGAGCTTTTTGCTGCCCGACTCGTCCCCGATGCAGATCACGTTGTCGCGGAAGTGGATCCGCTTGCCCGACACGCTGCCGGCGGTGGCGTGGTCCGTGGGTGGGTTGGGCCCGCCTGCCATACCGAAGGGCTGCAGGCCCGGGATAAAGATGGCGTCGGCCAGGTTGAACCGCGTGTACAGCTCGGGGTCCACCTGGGCGCCGGTGGTGCTGGCCAGCCAGCGATCGAGCGACAGCTGGCTGAAGAACAGGGCGCCGGTGGTGCCGTCGGCCTTGCCCGCCTGCACGGGCACGGTGAACGTGAAGCCCCCCGCCGACAGGAACACCACGGGCACGCTGGCGATCACCGGCAGGGGCGTCACCACCAGGGCCCCCGTCTCGTCGCGGTGGAAGTCGTTGACCAGCGGCAGCACGTCGACCACCTGCTGGCCGTTGGCGTTCACCTCGGCGCGCACCACGCGGCCCGGGATCATGCTGCGCACGGCCTCGGCAATGATCGCGCGGGCTGCGCGCTGCAGCAACTCGGGCGTGGTGACGCCACGGGTCGATTCGTTGTCGTCGGCAAGCACGTCGTCGGCCATCACGTCACCGTCGCGGTGGGATCCTGCACCGCCTCAAAATCGGTGTACCAGTCGCCCCCCATGGTGTCGATCGTGTGCACCACCTTTCGCAGCGAAAAGATGGCGTTGTAGCGCTCGCTGCGCAGGTGCACCCGCCCCCCGGGGCGCACGTCGGTGCGCAGCAGGCTGCGGAACTTGAGCGCCGTGGGCTTGCCCGCCTTCTCAGGGCTGCCCATCTCGGGGCTGCCGATCAAGCCAGTCTGCGGCGATAGCAAGGGCACGCCCGTGGGCAGCGACTGCCCGGGGGCCAGAATCTGCACCTGCCCGTCCTGCACGCTGTACCTGTAGCCCACTGCGCGCAGCACCCGCTCAAGTTCGCTGGCCGCGGCGCCGTGCGCCGTCCACCCGTGGAACAGCACGCGCTGCAGGTTGGGCAGCTGAACGCCCACGTTGCCCAGGCCCAGCCCCATGGCGTCGGCGCAATGCTGGACCACCTGGGCCACCGTGGCGCCTGCTGCGAACGACGCCGACGCCCTGGCGTAGCGCAGGGCCCGCTCGCCGTCACCGCACTTGATCAGCGTGATCAAGTCGGCGCCATCGCGCTTGTGGTCGGTGGTGCGGCTGTCGCCCAGGAAGATGCGGGCCAGCCCTGCTGCCTGGTAGCCCGCCTCGACAAGCACGCGCAACCCCTTCTGCTGCAGCTGGCTTCGGGTAGTGGGCGCCAGGTTGTAGATCGTGATCTCGCCCGTGTTGGGTTCCTTCTGGTTCGACTTGCTGATCTTGGCGACGATGCGCAGGCCCGGGGTGCCCGCGTCGTTGCCCCCGCCGATCACCAGGGTGTTCGCCTCGGGGTCGGTGTCGCTGAAGCTGCCCGACGGTTTGGCGATCGTCAGCTTGGCCACGCGGCCGAACAGCAGGCTGCCGTCCCGCGGATCGCCAGCCACTACGTCAGCCCCAGCGCCGCGGCCTCGGCGGCGGGCATGTACACCAGCTGACAGCGTGCACCGGCCCCTAGGTCGCCCAGGCCCGGGTCCAACCCCTGCCCGCTGGTGTCCTGCACCATGAACACGCCCGGGGGCGTGCGCAGCGACTGGATGCGCGACAGGTACAGCGGCCAGTCGGCCACGAGCCGCACGTCACCCATCAGCGCCGGCAGCGCGGCGTCCTCGCCCAGGACGCGCATGTACCAGCAGCTGGCCGACTCGTCCCACTGCAGGTGCAGCACGCACTGCACGCCGTCGAGCGTTTCCGACACGTCGATGGCGGGCAGCGGCGGGGTAGCAGGTGCGGGCAGGTTGATGATCACCGACATGGGCTAGGTGCCTCCCAGCGACTTGGGCAGGATCCGGCGCAGCGGATCCACGTCCTTTTCCACGGGCGTGGTGCTGCCCTGCCCCGCCTTTTTCACCTGCTGCCCCTTGGGGTCGCGGGTGCGGACGGTGCGCGTCAACTTGTTGCGCACCTGGCGGATAGCCTCGATCGTCAGGGTGAAGGCCACAGCGTTGGCGGTCTTCACGTCGATGGCGCGGGTGACGTTGGCCACGCCCATGTTGACGTAGAAGCCCCCGATCGTCTCGGCGTCGATCAGCGCAGGGCTGTCCTGCAGGTCGTTCAGCTGCTGCCACAGGGCGTCAGCGTCGGTGTAGCCCTGGCCCACCGGGGTGCGGCTGGCCATGCAGTCGAGCGACACCTGGGCGGGCTCGGGGCGCGCGTGGTCGGTGATCGGGCTGCCCTGCTCCACAGGGTGCTTGGTGAACGTGACGGGCCGCGCGTGGCTTTCGCGGATGCACACCACCACCACCGGATCGCTGCCCGCGGGTGGCAAGTACAGCCGCAGCGGGCTGCTGATCAGATCGGGCGACGGCTGCAGTGCGCTGGCCATGGGCTACTCCACCGCCGGCAGTGACGCGGCAGCTTCCTCGTTGCAGGTGGCGATCCGCTCGTCGCAGATCGACGCCACGCGCTGGGCGAAGCGCTCGCCGTCCTCGCCCGGCTGCTGCGTCACCTGAATAGTCTGCTGGACCATGGTGCGGCTGGTGCCGGGGGCTGGCAGGGCCTGCGC